GGGGGGCGAAAAAAGATCATTCAGGAGGCACGGAAATTTTACCGCGAAGAGTTCAAAAAAAGCCATGGTGAGAAATCTCACGATTCTTATTGTCGATTTGTCGGAACGATCTTCAATGAGAAATACAAAAATCCTCTTCTTAAACCCGCCATCCACATTCTCGAAATAGAATCACAATTAACATTCGAACAGTACGAACAACTCGTCAGGGAGGCAAAACGACGTGGAGTAAATATCACGGATTTACTGAATGATATGATCAATAAACCAAGCTATGTGAATGGAGCTGAATCTCTATATCTGACCCTGCTGAGTTGGATCAAACGCCGGCCTGTACAGGGAACAAACTATTGAAGAAATGAAGGAGCATGTATTTCAAACCATCTGGCAGATCCAACAGGAACGCAAAGCGGCAAACCGGATGCCTGAAAATGTTACCAGGAGAGACCTACGGGACAGAATCCAACAGCATGTAGATCAAGCCCTGGAGGATCTGGAGGCTGATGACAGGATTGAAAGTGGTACAACGATCAATGACCAATATTTTAAGATAAAAACACAATGAACGATCAACTTATCAAAATTGCCCTGGCTGAATACGGGGTAACCGAGATCCCGGGGGACGAGCATAGCCCCGATGTGCTCAAATACTTCCATCAGACGGGCCGTGACTGGGTGAAGGATGATGACACTGTTGACTGGTGTGACGTCTTTATGGACTGGGTGATCCTCAAGGCAGGCCTCAGGCCAACCGAAGGGCTGAATGCACGGGAATGGCTTAAGGAAGGCCAAATTATCAAAACACCTGAGCTGGGCGATCTGGTTATTCTCTGGCGTGAGTCCAGGGAGTCATGGAAGGGCCACGTGGGGCTTTACATCCGCGAATCGGACAGGTTCGTATGGGTGCTGGGTGGTAACCAGGGTAATTCAGTGAGGATCTCCGCATACCGAAAGGAGCGGGTGCTGGGTTACCGGCGACTCAAAAGAAAGAATCCCGACTCGGGAGAACACCAAAGCTTCAGATAATGACACAGGAAGAGAGAATGTACCAGGTGGCATACCGGGCCGATCTTGACGCCAGGAGATATATACTCATAGAGAAACTAAAGAAATGCAGGACCTACGAGGCTTATATCCATATCATTAATCGGCTGAATGCGATTGAATACAAGATCGAATGCTTTCAGAACCGGGTAAACCTGCATAACTGGGATAAGAGGGATAAGATAATTTCCCTTCGTTCCAGATGGGAGAAAAGTGGAAAGGAAGTTCGAATTGCTATATCTCACAGGTAATGGAAATCGACATAGAAAAATTAAGCAGGAAGTTGGTTACCCTCAGCAAATTCACAAAGGATGAATTCATGGCCAGATGCCCAAAGATCTTTCCGGAATGCGAAGAGGAGCTGACCTGGTGGGAGGAATGGTGGGAAAAACATCCAGATGAAAGAGCAGATGCGGAAATCGAATTCTATGAATACCTGAAAAAGCGGGATGTCGAATACTTTATGTTCAGGCTTCGGCTACGGATGTTCCTGGAAGAGCATTCCATCTGTAGCATTGGAGATTTCTACCTGCATTTTGAGGGTAAAAATGTGACTATACGGCCTGTGGTACCGACAGGGAAGGTTTTCATTTTCAAGCTATAATCATGGGGAATTTATCTTATAAATACATACGTCAAAGCCTCCGGAAGAAGGATATCCCCGTGGCACGAACCAGGCTGGGATATCAACTGCTGATCCGTGGATTATATTTTAAAAGTGGGAACATCCATTGGGTTTTCGCCGAGAAGTTCGGCTATGTGATACTCAATCTCACTACCGTGGACGCATTCAATTCAGCGCGAATGAAGAACGGCCTTTCAAGGCTCCGGCTCCGTGATCTGAACCGGATGTGTGTATTCAGATACCCCAGGCGCGGCTGGATTGTAAAGAAACCCCAATTAAAAAAACCATGAATTCATTTCGATTGATCCGTATTGCAGCAAAGGTGGTATTCTACCTGCTGATGATCTTCACCGCTTATTGTGTGGTGGTGGCCGATATGCACCCCCTGGCCAAGATAACCCTGTTTATTCTGATTCTGAGCGCCTGCTTTTTCGTTCGGGAGATCGATCATGCAGTGGAGATCGATGACAGCATACCTATGAGCCCGGAGGAAGAGATTATGTACCGGGAAATGGTGGAGGAGGAGGTCGAAATGACAAAAGAAAAGGAGGTGGAGGTATGAAAAAAGGGGACAGAGTCAAAATACTAGGCCTTCCAGTTGGATCTGGATTGTCGAGAAAGATGATCGGCCGTGAAGGTGAGATCACCCACACTGTATCCTATATGCCCGGTACTGAATTCCATAGTGTCCGTTTGGATCCGCTTCCCAGGGAGAGAACGATCAAAACCATTTCCGGTGTGCATCCGAAATTATTAGAGTTGATCAATGAATAATGTTATTAACCAAATACTTACGATTATGAAAAGACTGATCTTATTTTCTATCATGGCACTCCTTTACGGGTGCATGATGATCGCACAGATCCCCCGGCAGTATGTCTATGTGGACGAAAACTGTGAGGCCGCCCTACCTGATTACTCTTCCCTGGTGGTGGTATATGACAACTGCGGGAGCTACACCCTTGAGCAGGATCCTGCCCCGGGCACAATGATCAGCGGGGAGGTAACTGTCACATTCACCGCCACCGATGCAGCAGGCAACACAGCCGATGCCAGCTTCCCTGTGTCTATTCTTGATACCATCCCCCCCACTATCCTGGATACCGCAATGACAATAGCTCTTAATCCCGAATGGAAAGGATATACCGATCAGGAGGTGATGGATATGTACCGGACGTGGTATGGATGGACGCAGTTTAACCTGGAAGAGTTCAACAGGCTCTACGCCGATACTGAAGTGTTTGTGCAGCTGGGAGACACGGCTTTTACCGACACCCTGGGGAAAGTCTATGTATTCGAGAATACGATTATGATACCGGATACCATCATGGATCCTTCATGGTGGTGGGCAAGTGTTAAATGATGGAATACCGGGATATACACGATTTTAAGCGCACCTACAAATACTTCGTGGAGGAAGTGGGGAGAACGCAGAAAAGTATTTGTGAAGAAACTGGCTTATTGCCACCGACAATTAACAATCTTATCCGAAGTAAGAACGGCGATACGATAAGGATAACCCCGCTCACTCTGGCAAAGATCCAGGACTTCAACGAGAGATACCGGGACGAGACGGAGGCTTTCAAACCGAAAAAGCCTATGTCGCCCCGGGAGGTCGAGGAGTTCGCCCAGGAGCTGGAGGAGGAGGACTACCTGGGAAGAAAAAAGCCACCCACCATACCCGAGGAGAAAGAGGCAGCCCTAAAAACCCTGGATCAATGCGATATGTTCGATCTGCTCAGGGCGCTGTCCTATCACCCGCAAGTGAAGATGAATTTTAACATTGAATTGAAAGAAAATGAGTGCAGTCTATAAAAAGATCCGGCAGGCCAAAGAATTGACCGAAATTCTCCAAAGCCAGGGGAAGTCCTTCACCAATATCAGCAAGGAAATCGGAATAAACCGTATACTTCACAAAGAGATCATGGAATTTGACCCGGTGGCTGTAAGCATCCGCGAGCCATCTGTGAAAAAGCTGGAAAAATTCATTGAAAAGTACGGTCACCTGCTGAATGGGAAGCCCAAAGATTCTGCCGAATCAGCCGAAAAGCAGCCGATGAGTGAAGCCCGGGCAATTGAGAAGCCGGTAAGATCGGGGAGCATGCCGACAGGTAATTATGATCCCGAGATGCTGCGAAAACTATCCACTCTGATTAACCAGTTCCAGGATATGGGCTACCGGCTGGATGTAAATATTTCACGGATCTATACACCACAGCCATGAGACTCCGCATAGGCAAGAACTTCGAGATAGTGATCCATAAAAGGACCGAAAGGCCCAGGTGGAGACAAATAAATCCGGGCAAATCGACAAGGACCGAACCATTAAAAAAGCAAGATTATGTTCTCAGGTGATCCTGGATTGGACTTCGGATGGTGGGACATCGTAGGATTCTTCGTATGCATCCTGCTTGTTCTACTCGTTGCAAGTGCTAATGAAGATGAGTCGGATATATCTGATGATATCAATAATCCTGATTAATGGATTGGTGGTATTGATCTACCCGTTAATCAATGATATTAACTGGCCTGTAAATGTGGTATGGATCTATATCGTTCTGCACCTTGCCTTTTCCTGGGCGGCCTTACTGATCTACCTATCCAGACGAGATGAGTACAAAGGGCAGCGTCTGACCAAGGAGTTGATAGAGGAGTTGCGGGAGCAGGATAGGCTGGATAAGGAAAGTGTTTTTGACCAGACATATCAAAACCAACAACCATGAAAACAAATATCAGATTAAGACTATTGCGCTGGGTGAACAGGAGGATTTTCAAGACTCCACCGAATCAAATACCCCCGAAATTCATCAGGGGTCTTTATGCAGTATTATTTCCTCTACGGGCTCTTTATGAAAGGCAATCCCGTTGTCATTACGACTTCGTGACTGATACCTACACCATTGGAGGAGTGAAGATATCAGGCAGGGTTTTCAACTATTTTGATTCATATGCGAAAGGACGGAATGTATTTCGTTTCATAAAGTCACCATTGGGAGATATAACCATTGAAGATCTGACAAAATATCTGATATAAAAAAGCCCGCCACACGTGACGGACCCTGAAAAATCTTTTAAGCCTGGCAGCGGACAAAGATACAGGGCTTTCAGGTGGTTTCCCAAGCGGTTAATGAACATATAGAAAAGAATTATCAACGCTGGAGCGATTATGCGGAGTATCATGCCTCCCTGGCTAGGATCCCGGATGAGGCCGGCGACATACTCGATGAAGTCCTTCTGAACCTTTTGCAGAAGGATGACAAGAAACTCACCTCCCTTTTATCACGAAAGAAACAAGGCTATACAGAGCTTGACTTCTTTGTCTTGAAGATGATCAAGCTCAATACTCACTCCGAGACCTCGCCATACCGCCATAAAACCAAAAACGTCCCCCTGAACCAGAACATCTCTCCAGGAGATCTGAATCCAGAGGATCTGCAGCAGGAAGATGATATCGACCAGGAGATAAAGATCCTGCAACGAACACGGCAGGCACGAGAGATACTTGCATCACTTAACTTGCCTGACAGGGAAAAGGAGATCTTCTCCTGGAAATTCTTTGCCGACAATCCCCTGAGTAAATGGCCGGGACCCGAAGGATATACCACAGTCTGCTGGATATTCAACAAGGTGAAACGAAAAATGATGTGGCGGATAAAAAATCCACATTCATCTAGAAGGAAGTGGACCGGACCGGAGATCGAATACCTGAAAGCGGAATATCCGTACATGGAAACAATCAAAATTGCCGGGTACCTGGGAAGGAATTATAAGTCTGTCGAACGCATGGCTCAAAAGCTCAGATTGATGAAATCTCACTCTACATTGAGCCGCATCAACAGACGGAACAGGAAAAAACAGCCTCTGCAAGCCTCACCAATACAGCGATCACCCATAAAATGACATTCCATGGTGAAATTATATTTTAAAGTATGAAGGGAAAATCCACACTGAAAAAGCCGGTAAAAAGGAAGAAGCTCACCGGTCGTCAGCTGGGAAAGAATGGCCTTACCCTGAAGCAGGAGAAGTTCTGTCATGCTTATATGGAGACAGGAAATGCATCTGAGGCATACCGAAGGGTATATGATTGTTCCAAGATGAAGGATACGACAATTGGAAGAAAGGCAAAAGAGTTAATGGATCACGGCAAAATTTCGGCATTCCTCCAATTGGAGAAAGAAAAGCTCCAAGAAGTATCTGACATTAAGAAGGAAAAGCTGCTCTATGTTCTGGAATCCATCCACAATGCCAAAATCACCGATTACGTAGAATTTGACGGTAAAACGGTCCGATTCAAAGCCTTCGACAAGCTCACCGATCAGCAGGTCAGGGCCATCGAATCCATAAGACAGAACGAAAAGGGAGAGATTGAGTTAAAGCTCCACGGCAAATCCTGGACAACAAAACTCATTGCCGACCTACACGGATATGAGGCGCCGAAAAAGGTCGACGTGAAAGCCACTGGCGGGATTTTGTATCTACCTGCGCGCGATGAGTGAAAAGAAAGAACTCAGGCCCCAGAAGGGCTTCCAGATGCAATTCCTAAGTTCGAAGGCCGATATCGTTATCGGGGGAGGGGCTGCTGGTTCTGGCAAGTCTTTCGCCCTGCTCCTGGAGGCGCTGCGGTATTTTGAAGTTCCGGAATATGGAGGGGTGATCTTCAGAAAAACATTTCCACAGATTGATGCTGAAGGTGGATTATGGGACACATCCATGAAGGCTTATCCTGTCATGGGTGGTACACCCTTTGAGTCTTCATATTACTGGAAATTCCCTTATGGATCAAAAATAACCTTCAGACACCTACAGCATGAGAAAAACGTTCTGGATTGGCAGGGATCACAGGTGCCATTCATCGGTTTTGATGAACTGACGCATTTCTCCGAGTATAGTGTCACATATCTCTTATCCAGGAATCGGTCGATGCTCGATGATCACCCGGTACGTGAACCCGGGAAGCCGGTAAGGTATGCAAAGTCAAAACCATACATGAGGGCTACTTGCAACCCGGACCCGGACAGCTGGGTGGCAAACCTCATCTCATGGTGGATCAATCAGGATTACAACGATCCGAGATATGGTTATCCTATCCCCGAGCGTGCCGGCAAGCTACGATATTTCATCAGGGATGCGAATGAATATATTTGGGGAGACACAAAGCAGGAGGTTCTTGAAAAAACAGCGCACATCATCAAGCCATTGATGGAGGCGGATCCAGAAATCAATCCCCAGAATCTTGTCAAATCAGTAACCTTCATCCCTGGAACCATATATGGTAACAAGGAACTCCTCAGAGCAGATCCCGGCTACCTGGCCAACCTGCTGGCCCAGGACGAAGCCGGCCAGGCGCAGCTCCTTCACGGCAACTGGAAGGTTCATGTTGACGGGACGGATATTATCAACATCCATAAGTTCAAGGAGACATTCAATAATTCAACGGTCCCCGGAGGGAACAAATACCTCACCTGTGATATTGCCCTGAAAGGGTCGGATCTGTTCGTGATCATGGTGTGGGATGGGTTCAGGCTCATTGATGTGCACACAATGGCAAAGAGTGACGGGCCGGAAATCATTGAAGCCATCAAATCGCTGGCCTCCAGGTATAGCATTCCGAATGCCAATATTGCCTATGACAGTGACGGGGTCGGAGGGTTTATCGAAGGATTTATCAAAGGCGCGTACCCATTCAAGAACAACAGGCGGGCGTTCATGCATGAGAACTATGAAAACCTGAAGGCCCAGATGTATTACAAGATGGGCGATCGCATCAGCCGTATGGGATATTATGTACTGCCTGAGGTGCGCAATAAGCGCATTGGAACAAAAACCTTTGAGCAGCACGTCATGGAGGAGCGCCGGGCTATTAAGCGTGATAAGCCTCTGGATGATGGTAAGCTGCGGATCATTCCCAAGTCTCAGATGATAGAGGAGATAATAGGACATTCCCCGGACTTCATGGACGCCTGGATGATGCGTGAGTGTTTTGAATACTTCAACATTACAACATCATCCCAGGGCAAAGCCTCTCTGGGCTTCTTCTAACTGATTATATTTTAAAACAAAACATAGATGCCTTCCATAAAAGAGATCCTTAACCAACATGCTGACAATCCTCAAAAGCTGATTTCCTCTCTCAGCGTGGATACTCGTGATGAGCGCAAACAGGAAGAGTACCGCGAGGAGTTTGAAGGCGAGCGCACCCGCCGGATCAAATCGGTGGGTAGACGGCAGAACAAAACCTACAAAGTGCTGAAGGAAGACGGCACACCCACCAGAGAGGAGAAAACCGTTTACGTTTCCAAGCTCATCTTCCCCTTCCCGAAGAAGCTCGTGCGTACGGGAGCACATTTCCTTTTCGGCGGGGAGATGCATGTGTCGGCTGAGGAGGATAGCAATGCTTTCCAAGAGTTTGTCGATGTGTGGACCAAGGGGCTGAAGATGCAGAATATGCTCAAGAGACTGGCCCGTGCATGCATGATCGAAACAAAGGCGGCCCTGTTGTTCTATCCCCAGCCTGTTGTCGATGGATCGGGCAAGCGGCTCAAGCTGCGCTGCATGCTCCTGGATAACGAAAGCGGAGAGTTCTACCCGCACTTCGATGATTATGGTGATATGGATGCTTTTTTGCGAACATATGATGTGACAGACAATGAAGGGAAGGCGGTACATAAGGCGAGGATATACACAGCTGATCAGATCCTATCACTCAAAAGCGAATCCGGATCCTGGGAGCATGAGAAATCAGAAAAGAACCTGTTCGGCAAGATACCGGTAGTTTATGTTGAGCAGGACCTCCCCGAGTGGGAAGAAGTGGCCAGTCTGATCGACAACTTTGAAAACCGCATCTCCCGCCTGGCAGATACGAACGACTACTTCGCCGAGCCCCTGCTAAAGATCTTCGGTGAGGTGACGCGCGCACCCAACAAGGAAGAGGTTGGCAAGACGGTTGAATTCCCAATGAAAATCGATACCGAAGGTAAGGTTTCTCATGGGGATGCCGAGTATGCCACCTGGGATGCCATGCCGGAGGCTATCAAGTTGGACCTGGAGACAACTTGGGAAGGGATATTCGCAATGACCTCTACTCCGGATCTCTCGTTCAACAACGTGAAAGGCCTTGGCACCACCTCCGGGGTGGCCCTTCGCCTGATGTTCATGGATGCGCTGATCAAAAAAGAGGAGAAGGGAGAGATTTTCTACGATGCCCTTAACCGCTGTATCTCTGTCGTGGTGGCTGGTATTACCGGATATACCAATGTGAAGATGGAGGGCCAGCTGGACAGTGACGAGATCAGTGTCACCTTCGATGGCCAGCTGCCCGATGACCTGGCTGAGACTGTTGATACCCTGATGGTCGCCACGGGCAACAAGCCCATCCTCTCCCAGGAGTCCGGGGCCTCTCTGTCCCCATTTACCCGGGATGCCGGAGAAGAGGTTGAACGCCTCAAAGCTGAGGCTGCTAGAGCATCACCCAACGTATCATTCAACATGTAATACAATGGAAAAAAACGAAGAAGTATTAAACGCTTTTCTCGAAGGCTGGCGCGATGAGGACTACCAGAAGATGTTCGATAACGCCCAGATCACATGGAAGGATAAAAAAACCGTGAAGAACATCGAGGCACTCTTCTCTTTCGTTCGCCTGAAGGCATTCAAGGGGATCTCCTCATCCACCCTTAACTCGGTTAAGCGCACATTTGTAACTGAGCTTACCCTTGAGGGGGGCGACAAGGTGATATCGGCTATCAATGTGATATGCGAGGCCGCTCCTTATGAGCCCCGCACATATGGCACCTGGGGAGTGAACCCGCTATCGGTGATGAATATCACTCAGCAGATGCCAATGGAAAAGAAGAAGGATCCAGTGAAAAAGCCGGTAAAAAAGCCGGCTTCCGGCATCAAGAAAAGCAAGTGATGTAAATGCCGGAACAATGGGATCCAAGAATCTGGGAGCGGAAGCTCATGCGAATGATCCTGATGCAGGAGTCCGGGATCACACGGATCTTTAATGAATTTATCGGTTCCTCCTCCCCTGCCCTGACCAAGTACCATCAGACCAGAAAAAAAACACTCTGGTACCGTAACAGGTCCATCGAGGCGGCTCTGGATAAGAACCTGGCCCAGCTCCAAGAAAAGCTTTATTCGTATCTCACTGTCAATATTGAAAAGGCCTGGCACCTGGCAGCCGATAAAACAGATCTCCTGGTCCAGGACTATATCAGCAAGATGGCGGTCAGCGACCTGGTAAGGCAGGGATTGTTCACCCGGGATCTTGAGGCTCTAAAAGCATTTCAGAGCCGCCGCATCGGAACAATGAACCTTTCGGAGAGGGTATGGAAGATCTGTGATCAGACCAAGGAAAACATTGAATTCTACCTGCAGAGCGGTGTGGGCACCGGCCGGAGCGCGGCTCAGATGTCCCGGGACGTGCGACAGTTGCTCAATAATCCCGATGCACGGTTCCGGAGGATCCGGGATCCCGAGACCGGCAAGCTAAAGCCCAGCCGACCCATGGCCAGCTATCACCCCGGCCAGGGAGTGTACCGGTCCGCTTACCAGAACAGCCTCCGGATGACCCGCACGGAGACCAACATGGCCTATCGGATGAGTGACCAGGTCAGATGGCAGAAACTTGACTTTGTGACCGGCTATGAGGTGAAGCTCTCCGCCTCCCATCCGGTTGAGGACATATGCGATTTCATGGCCGGCGAGTATCCGAAATCCTTTGTTTTTGGTGGCTGGCACCCGAACTGTTACTGCTATACGGTCCCGATAATGATGAAGCAGGACCAGTTCGCCCAATACCTGGAGACCGGTAAGGTGCCGGGCAGTCTCAAGATAAAAGGGATTCCTGCCGGTGCAAATCAGTTCGTTAAAAGCCATAGCGGCCAGTTCAGAAACTGGACCAATACACCATACTGGTTGAAGGATAATTTCGTCCTGAAGAATGGAGAATTCACTCCCCGGCCCGGCCTGGGGATGCTGCAGCCTGGAGCAATGGTCTCATTGCGGCAGCAGGTCCCCAATGTAGCCGAAGCATTCAATTACATAGACAGCAGGGTTAAAAGTCAGGTCAGTCATGCCATGCATGCGATCAACATGGTCCATGGTGATGGGAAGCTACCCAGGATCCCGATCATGTCATTCGGAAACAAAAAAACTGCTGGTTTTTATGAGGCCGTCCCGACTGTACATGGTAAAAAGGCATCAAGAATAGCAATCAGCTACAGTGGTCCATGGAAGGATCTCACCGTGGTCCATGAAACAGGACATTTCCTGGATCATTGCGGGATTGGATCCCCGAATGATTTTGAGACTCTGTCCGGCAGCATCTTCAAGAACTTCATCACTTTGGCGCACAAGAGTAAGCCAATTCAGGAGATAAATAAAATGATTACCCAGGGATATATGATAGTCGATGGCAAGCGATTGAATCTGAACTGGGCGCTCATTGAACGTCTGATGTATTTGCTGCAAGATCAGGAAGTCTGGGCAAGAGCTTATTCCCAGTACATTGCGACCAAGTCAGGAGATACAAAGCTGCTTCGCCAGGTTAAGAAGTTGAGAGAAAAAAGTGTTCTCCCATCACTTTGGGATACAGATGATTTCGTACCTTTGTTGGAGGAAATTGATAAGATCTTCAAAAACTTAGGATGGCTCAGATAGACGAACATATGAATAAGCTTCATGATAAGTTCTTCCATGGTACTATTACCGAGGAAGAGAGGCTGGAGCTATTCGGCCATTATAAGGATTTTATCTGCCATGGACCGATAGATGAGACACTCATCGGTGAATTTCTCTTCACCTCCCACCCGGATTACGGCAAACCCGACAAAGAGGGTAATATTATTCTCATCTAAGCCAGATAATTCTCATTCTTCGTTGAAGGCTTTTATACGACTATTGGATTTGTGATGTTTGAATCCTGAATGATCCATTGTGATTGCGCTGAGCTCTCCTGTCCTAGTATTTAGAACCACGTAGAGATAATCACTTCCAAGAGTTTCGGCACCTACCACACTGTATTTTGGTGTGAATAGACCAACCGAAACGACTAATGCCAGTGTAATGACTAAACCTAACACAAATCCGACGAAGGCAAATGCCAAATCTTTGTTTTTCATATTAATAAGATTAATTAATAGAGGATTCTAAGTTAATAACTATAAAAATAGAGTGGCACTTATATTTTAAGTAGAAAGCGCTTATGAAGGAAAAACTTTTAGCTGCCCTTAAATCCAAATTTGAAGGGGTTAAGGAAGCTACGCTAGACAGGATCGCAACTAAAAAAGCCGGGACTGTCACCGATGAAAGTAAGATTCAATCCATCGTTGATGGGGTGACCATTGACACAATCATCGAGTCGGAGTCAGACTATCGCGCATCACAGGAGGCCAAAAGCGCCTCGAAAAAAGCCGTAGCTGACTATGAATCCAAGCACAAGCTAAAAGACGGGAAACCTGTTGAGGATCCCGGGCAGAAGAAATCGGATCTCGATACCTCCAAGTTAAAAGGGGGTGAGGGGGGCGAGGATGTACCTGCATGGGCAAAATCCCTCACGGAAAAACTGGATTCTTACGAGAAACGGTTGACGAAACAGGAAAAGGAAAAGGAACGAGCTACAAAGCTCAACCAGGCAAAGGATCTGCTTAAGGCTTCGAAGATCCCTGACAAGCTGAAGGACAAGTGGATCAAGCGGATTGATGTGGATGATCAAGAAGCATCACTCGAAGACCAGGTGAAGGCTCTGGAAGCAGAGTACCTCGAACTCAAACAGGAGCATGTGAATGAATCCGTGAAAGAGGCCGAGGAGAGCCAGGGTGGTGCCGCCACCGATGCCGAGCTGAAGGAATACCTGGATGACAAGTTCCCGGATACTACCCAGAGCGCAGAGAAAAAGTAACGTTAACTAAAAAAGCACAAAAATGCCGTACGTAAAATCAGAGTCTTATACCGAAAGATCTCTCTGTGTTGAGAAGATACTGGAGGACATCCCTGGTGGACTGACTGTGGCCCAGGCCGACTTTCAGAGTGACACCGAGGAGATGCTTGAAGGTGCTTTGATCGGGGTCGATGCCAATGGCCTCGGGCACATCTTCAAAACCGCCGAGCTGTACGAGGACGAGACTGATGCCGAGACCGATTACAAGGTTCTCAAAGACCATGAGTTTGTAGTGGGTGATTTTATCACCGACTCCGGGCTGGATGGTGCCGCCTACGCTATCACCGAGATCGATACATCCAACAACGATTACGATGTGCTCACCGTTGGGACGACACTCGGTCATGCGATGAGTGAAGGTGAATGTCTCGTTCAGGCAACAGCAGAGGCTGCCGCGGGAAGTGCAGCACTTAAATACACCCTTAAGGGAATTGCCATGGACCAGGTTGATCTCACAGACGACAATGACAATCTCGGCTGTGGTGTCCTGGTTCGCGGAACTGTGAATGAGTCTCTCATGCCGTACCCGGTGGATGACAACATCAAAGCGATGACTGCCATGGCTCTTATTCGATTCGTTTAACCTCAAATTGTTGAAAAATGGAAAGATCATTTTTGAAAGAACTCGATAAGAAGAGCCTAACTGCTTTTATCAACCGCGCCCGCGAAACGTGGTACAAAAGATCATTCTGGCAGTCGTTCTTCGGCTTGAAGTACACGACTCAGCTGACCTGGGAATCCCTTTCCGGAAGCGGGGGGAATCCCGTGATGGCTGATGTGATTGAGTACAATGCAAGCGCGCCCCTGAAAACCCGCCGGACGCTCACAAAGCGCAGCGGGGACATCCCCAAGATCGCCCTCAAGAGGAAGATGGACGAGAAGGACTTCAACGATTACCTGAACATGAAGGCCAGGGCCATGGGTGATGCGAACAAGACCGCCCTCCTGGACCTGATCTTCGGTGACGTTGGATTCTGTTATGACGGCGTGATGGCCCGGACAGAGTTTCTCTGCCTGCAGGCCCTTTCCTATGGCGGTCTCGCCCTGGATTCGACCAATAACAACGGGAAAATCACCGAGACAAGCGTGGACTTCGGTGTTCCTTCGGCCAACAAGACCGCCGTGGGCACCATCTGGAGCACCGCAGCGAGTGCCACCCCACTGGCTGACATTAAAACAAAGGTGACAGCTGCCAGGGACAACGGGCACAAGATCCAGCGGATCATCATGGATGTGACAACGTTCAACTACCTGGTGGCTACCGATGAGGCGAAGGAGACCTTTGCGGCTTTCCGCGGCTATTCGGATAAGACCAAGCAGCTCCTGATGCTCCAGGATGTGAACCTGTTCCTGACCGGTCACATGCTGCCTCCAATCATGGTGGTGGACTCCTCTGTGCGATTCGAGGATGAAGATCACTCACTCTCAACCGTTGCACCCTGGAAAACCGGGTATGTGGCCTTTGTCACCGACCAGAAAGTGGGTGAGGTGAAGCATGGGCCCATTGCCGAGGAGAACGCCGAGGCGGTGAGAAAGAGCGCCATCATGACCAAGCGTGATCACGTGCTGATCACCAAGTGGGGTCAGGTGGAGCCATTCGGCGAGTTCACCAAGGGACAGGCGAACGCGTTCCCGACCTTCTATGACGTGGACTCGATCTACCTATTGCTCACAACGGCAACCGAGTGGTCGTAACATGTGAATAAGCAGTGACGCTCATTGATGCAATACGATCCTTCCCGGGACTTGAAGATGTGCCCGAGAATTACCTCACGAAGGTGTTGACCGACCGTTCTGTCACGGATGGGACGGTCGATTACACCCTCTCGCTGAAGGCTACCGCCGAGCTGTGCGCTGCCGATTGTTACATGGCCATTGTTGCCTCACCTGACTTTTCTGAAGGGAAATACTCCCAGAAGATGTCCAGGGGCTACATGATGAGCATGGCGCAATCGCTATACGCGAACAACGGTGAGGCGGCAAAAGCGAACCGTGCGTCCATTGGACGCGGATATGCGAAGGAGAAATGGTGGTAAGATACCCCGATGCAGCGACGGTGACTGCAGTTGTCACCACAATAACCGACGGGGAGTACGCTTCAGAAAGCACCACCACCACGGATATCAAGGGGCGTTTTGAGCCTTCAGAGGGGATCACCAGGGTGCCGACCCCGGGAGGAGAGTACACAGACTTAAAGGGCAAGTTCTTTACCAAAGCTGAGAAGATCACAGGCGCTGAAAAGCTCACGGTTAATGGTACTATCTATCGCATCATCTACTGGTACAAGTACCAAACCTACGCGGAGATATGGCTGGACTGAAACCCATGTTCACCGCCTCACAGCTGAAGCGTTGGACGGATAAGTTCGGCGATCGTGCCGAAGGGGCAATGATCGTGGCCCTGCAGTACGCCGGAGAGTATTTCGTGAAGGCAGCCCGCGAGACGGGCAACTACAACGATATCACCGGTAACCTGAGAAGCTCCATAGGCTACCTGGTAGCCCGCGATGGACAGGTGATATCTGAGAATTACGAGCGCGGAGGTAGGGGGAGCGATCAGGAAACGGGCGTACAGGAAGGCGCACGGCTGGCCCATGAGCTGGCCCTGGCGCATAGTGATGGGCTGGTGCTGATAGGTGTTGCCGGGATGGATTACGCGGTGTACGTGGAGAACATGGACAACAAAGATGTGATATCCTCCTCGGAGACACGGACGAAAGCCCTGCTGAAGGACCTGATAAAACAAGTGTTCGATGGCAGATAACTTCGATGCGGTTGACATTATCTACGATGCGATAAAAAGCATCGGCGTGTCAGTCATTCCTGACCGGTCCCCCAGGGACCAGTCAGGTGAGCACGTGGTTATCTCCTCGAACGCATGCGCCCCCGATGAGGTGGTGGACATCCCCCAGGTGAACGTGAATATTTTCGTTCCCCGTACGAGCAACGGGATGATCAACCGCACCCGGATAAAGGCGCTCCGGACACTTGTTTATGACGCGGTGGATGCGGCTTCTCCGGAAAACTACTGTGTGATCGACAAGGTTTTCTCAGCCCTGATAGAGAGCTCCCGGATGTCTTCTGTCAAAGAGGCGTTCGACTGCTTTACGATAAGATACGAATTAACGCTAAATAAATAGAAATTATGGCAGATATTGCATTAGGAGTCAGCGAGATTGGATACGGTACCTATGGTGACGGGGTCCCGGCGACATCTTTTACGGCGCTCACCGATCCGATTTCCCGGGGCACTGTTGTATTCAACTTCTCCGAACCCACCGAGTTCCGGATTGAGGCCGAGGAGCTGGATGACCCTGTGTATGTGGGGAATGTTAAGGAGGACACCGACTATGTCGAGTTCGCCCTTATCTCCCCTACAGCAGCGACAATGGAGCTTCTGGCCGGAGGTGATACGACAAATGATAAGTGGGAGGCCCCAGCGGCGATCCCTGAGATCATAAAGTCAATCAAGATCACCTCAAAAGCCGTTGCTGGTAAGATGTTCGAATATACCATCGTGAATGGTAAGATCGTGGCCCGGCTCAGCCAGGCACCCGGTAAGCAGGAAGCAGACCTGTTGCTGGTAAGGGTGTATATCCAGGCAGCCATCACGGACCTTGGGGTGAAAAACACTCCGTTCATCCGGGAGATGGTGGATGAACCAGTATAAATTCCCTTTTTACCATCGGTTCTACTCTCAAGGGTACGGTGATCATATCACTGTGCCCTTTTATATTTTAAAGTAAAATGGCGGACGAGTTGCAGAAGATCCTTGAATTGCAGGCCGAATCGATCACCGACCTGCCCTTTGAGGTGCCCTTTGAAGTGGCTGACGACTCGATGCTTCCCGAAGGAGTGACCATTGACAAGATCCAGATCACACCCCTGAAGGTGGGCACAGTGCTAAGGATCACCCCCCTGCTCGGCAAGATCAAAACACAGGACCTGGAGAAGATCTCCGTGAATCGGGATCGTGACTTCGATGAATCCGCACCTGAGCTGTTCGATAAGTACGCGGATCTGATTATCGAGGTTATCTGCATGGCCATCCACAACCGCAAAAGCAATTTTCCGGATTACTTGCCCGGGTTTCTGAAGGAGAACTGCCGGTGGAAGGATCTGCACATGCTGTTGAACGCGATCCTGTACCGCATGGGGACTCTGGCTTTTATCGACTCTACCACCGCATTGATGAAGGTGGGCCCGGGAGCAGTGGAGACAATAGCCCTGCAAAGGAATCTGGAGAGCTGGAACAAAAGCCGGTCAATCCATTCGGGATAATCGAGCTTGCCAACAAGGCTTTTGGCTTCTCACCGCATTACACCCTGTGGGGGATGAGCTATCAGATGCTGAACTCGATGATCATGGAGGCTTATTACCGTACCAGGGAGCCGATGAAAGACGACAAGGGTGAGTACGAATGGTATGAATACGAGACTTACGATGGTGAGAAAAAGCGGGTTAAGCGATATAAGGATCCTTCAATAATCTAACAATGCCCATACCAACATCAGACGGTAGTCTATATTTCGCCTCCGGGATTGACAACTCGGGACTGCTCCGTGGCCGGCAGGAGGCTGTCGGGATCATTAAAGGGATGGCCGGCAGCATCAGCAAGCTGGATGTGTTCGCCGGGCTCGCCGCTGCCGGGACAGCTGCTTTTATCAAGATTTCCAAAGCATCCTTCCAGCTGTCCAAGGATCTGGACCTGGCCATGCGTGAGGTGCAGACCATCTCCAAGGCTGCCCAGGATAACTTTGAGGGCATGAAGGATGCGGTGGTGGATCTCTCCACCGGTGTGCCCGACTCAGCACGAGATCTCAGCAAGGCATTATATCAAATCGTATCCGCAGGCTATGACGGTGCCGAGGGGCTCAGGCTGCTGGAGGTGGCCAGCAAGGCCGCCGTGGGTGGGGTGACAGATACCTTGACTGCCGCCGATGGCCTTACCACGGTGATGAACGCGTGGAAGATCTCCGCCCAGGACTCCACCAAGGTTGCTGATGTTTTCTTCACAACCGTTGAGAAGGGGAAAACCACCTTTGGCGAGATAGCCTCTTCTATTGCCAAGGTGGCACCCCTGGCTGCAGCGTACAAGATTTCCTTTGAGGAGATTTCCGCAGCTACGGCAACACTTACAAAACAAGGTGCTCCAACAGCCGAGGCCATGACACAGATTCGCCAGGCCATCATTGCGGCGAACAAGGTGCTGGGCGAAGGATGGAGTGAGACAATGACATTCCAGGAAGCCCTCGTCGAGGTAAGAAAAAGAGCAGAGGAGTCAGGTAAGGGCATGAAGGAATTTATAGGCGAGGTAGAAGCTGTGACCGCCGTCCTGGGCCTGACAGGAAAGAACATCGAAATGGCAACCGAAGACCTGGAGGCCATGAAGAACTCCCTGGGTGCATCAGGGAGGGCCTTTGATGTTATGAGCATGGCCGCCGAGAACAATATTCGGGTGCTCCGTAACCGGTGGCATGAAAAATTGCTGGGCTTTGGGGACAGCTTGATTAAGATGTTCGGACGTGTGGCGGGTGCCCTGAATAGCAAGGCCATTGTAAAGGGTCTGCGGGAAGAGGCTGATCAGGCAAGGCTCACTGTTCTGGATATTACCGCCCTTTCCCGGGGTACAGAAGAGCGCAAAGCCGCCATTGAGCGACTCCAGGCCTCGTATCCCGAATACTTCGGCAACCTGGATGCGGAAAAGGCAAAGAACGAGGACTTGTTGGGTTCCATGAAGTTGATGAACGAGGAGTACGCGAACAAGATCGTTCTGCAGGAGTACGCCGATGAGCTGGGTAAGGTAATCCGCCAGGAAGATAAGCTAGAGAAAAAGCGCAAGCAGCATGTCGAGGCACTTGATACCATGGCCGAACAGGTGAACTACACAGGCCTGGCCTATGATGAACTGCTGGAGAAGATGAGGCAGGTGGCCTATGGCGAGGGATTCGACAGGCTCCGGGCAAGCATGGGTAAAGGATGGGTCGCGGGATTAAGAGGTACGCTTGATTTCCTAGACAGCTACTCTGATAAGCTGAATGATATCACCAGTCAGAAAGGAGATATTGAGGAGGCTAAAAACAGGATCCTTGAGCTGCTCGACCAGGCAAGCGGCGAGGCGGAGTTAAATGTGAAGGTGAATTTCGAGGGAGGCGGTGAACAACCGGGGGGATGGGAATTCTCAGAGGAGGAGATGACAGCCTTCCAGGACCAGATCCAGGAAGCGAAGAAAGCATATGACGAGTGGAACCGGTACAGAAAAACATCTCTTGCCGATGAATTGAAGGCCGAATACGACCAATACCTAGAGCACGGGGAGGACTACGAGGAGTACCTGAATGCAATGCTCAAGGCCTTCAAGGGTAACGCACAGGCGCGCATGCTGATTATGAAGCAGCTGGCGGAGCTGGAGGCTGCTTACCTGGAGGCCACGGAGAAGGCCATGGAGGAGTTCTACAAGGGATGGGGTGAGAAGATTGAGAATTCCTTCAAAAACAATATCGACCAGGTAAAGAAAAGCCATGATAAGTGGATCGACAGCCTGGATAAGGCCGTTCAAACATCCCTCAAAAATGAGAAAACAGCCAATGAGGCGGCGAAGGCCTATATCCGCTTTGGTAAAGTTGTATTCCTGACTGATAAGGAGCTTCAGGATCTTGAAGAGACAACCCGGAAGTATATCGATGTGCTGGGCAACCTGGGAGCAGCGCTGAGCAACTTCGGCGCCCAGGGCAATGAGGCTATGAGTGCCCTTGGCGAAGGCATCAATGGCATTGTCAATATATTATCCGGCAATGAGATTGGGGGGGCAATGCAGCTGATCAATGCCCTGAACCGTTATGTGGAAAGCCGGCAGGAGGCGAAACGTGAACTGGCCGGATTGAAGGAGGAGGCACACGTTGCTGCACTGAATCATGAGATCGACAAGCTGAACAAGCTGTTGGATGAACATCTGTATCTGCTAAACAAATTACAGGGCAATCAGTGGCTGATGGGTGCTCGTGAATCGATCGATATATTGAATGATTCCATTGATCAGCTGAATGTAAACATTCGGGATACCCAGCTAAGATGGAGGGCTCCGAAGGATCCATTCGCCGTCCCCGACCCGGATCTCGACAGGTGGACCGACTGGATGGAGGTTGGTAAGGATATCGCCAAAATGACCAATGAAGAGATCCAGCAATTCCTTGATGAATACTGGGATGTTCTTCTTCCCGGCCCCAGGGATCAGCTTCAGCAATGGCTCGACGAAGTAAAAGAAGCGGGCAGGGCGATAGATGATCTGCTGGCCGATATAGAGTATGAAACATTAGGTTTCGATGCCAGCGCCATTACCGACAACATTGTGTCAGCCTTCGAGGAAGGCAAGATCGCAGCTGAGGATTTTGCCAACACTTTCGAGGATCTGATGAAACAGGCCATGATAGCCTCTTTCAAAAGGGAATTCCTCGATGCCCAAATACAGAGATTTTACAAAAATATGTATGCCTTCATGACGGATGAGGATACCGAAGCGGAGGGGAAATCATTCGGCGGGTTCAGCGAGTTTGAACTTAATCGCATGAGGCAATGGTGGAACGGCATCATCGAAAATGCGAAGGAAGGATGGGAGGCCCTTGAAGAAATCATGGGAGGTGTGTTCGGTGGAATGGAGGATGATCCCAATAGCCTGGCCGGCGCGATCCGGCGCAGCCTCACCGAAGAAACGGGATCCCTGCTGGCAGGAAAGATGAACATGCTGATAATGGATGTAAGGGATATGAAGCTGGTACAGCATGCGGCTGCAGATACGCTGATGAAGATCGAGCAGAACACATCTTTCAACCGGTATCTGGCACACCTTGAAGCGATGAGGTATGATCTGAACGCACTCAAAACACAAATGCTTGGATAACAATTTATTAACTAAAATGTAAAGAATCATGGCTAAAGCAGATGTTCTGGCGGTAATCGCCCAATTCAAGACCGATATGACAGCCGGTCCTTCAACTCAGACCACAGAATTTGCCCGTCCGGGCGGATGGCTCTGGAACAGGCACCCTGCCGGATATAAAGAGCTGGTTGGGGAATTGGAAGACCTGATTGATGATATGAGCATCGCGGTGGATAGCGCATATTAATTATTGCTGATGGCATATACGATAGGCGGAGATAGCTTCTCGGATTATAACCTGCATGTGATATCCTGCATGGGCGCTCTTGATATGCCCGGGCGCCTGGGTGAGGCTGACTATGACTGGAACGATGATCATGGGGTGGAAGCCTATGTTCTTGCCGATGACCTGCACTGGGACGGACGTGAGATCACCTTGCTGGTATGGTATAACGGGAGCAACTTTAACTCGGATATTGCCAACTTCAGGGCCGCTTATGCCGGGCAGGATATCACCCTGGTGACATCGTATGGGACGCATACGGTCCAAATGAGCGAGATCAGGCTCAGCCAGGTGCATGTATCGAATAAGAAAATTATTCTCACGATCAGGTTCTGGGAGCCGGAGGTGACCGTTCCGGAGGTGCCGGTTGCTGTCGGGGGATCCGGGATCACCCTGGGGGATTACGATCTGCTGAAGGATTTCGGATTGTATGCGGAGAAGATCGAGGGGATGAGCAATGTGAACTACAGGGACAAAGAGCTTACCTATGGGGTAACTCCGCGGCAATATTGCTTCAGCCGCATCAACCAACGGTTCAGCCTTATCCTGAACGGGCACTATTCAACGCTTTCTGCTCTGGTTGATAACATCAATGATCTGCATGCGGTGCTGAGATCTCCTGGGATGAAAACATTAACCTACGGGGGGCTCACCGCTCCTGTTTACTTCGCCGATAAAGCCACCGTGACAGTGATACACAATGCCCTGGTGGCTACTGTCCGGCTGACATTGCGCGATGATGAGGCTACAATGGAAGGGGGTGGATACCTGATTGAGTTCCCGGGTAAGGATACCACGATGATATTCCCGGGCAAAGATGCTGAGATCCTGTTCCCGAAAAAGAATTAAGGAATGGCAACCATTGACATAAAACGATCCACGGAAACGATCCTCGGTCCGCTGATTGATGATTCCTCCAAGCTCACCAAGCAGCTGAACGGGGAGGATTTTATTCAGCTTTCCTTTAAGCATGATTCGTTTGTTGAGATCCTGATAGGCGATTACATGGAATGGAGAAGCCAACAATACACCATCAACCAGGCACCGGAATTTAAGAAGGTAAGCAACCGCGAGTTCCAGTATAACCTCCGCTTTGAAGGGCCGCAGTATGCGCTGACAAAAGCGCTGTTCCTGCTGGATTATGAAGGTGAGTTCTACCTGACCGGCACAGCCGAGGACTTTGTTGATCTGATCGTGTCGAACCTGAACAGGGTGTACGGGGCCGCCACATATTCAAAGGGCACTGTTGAGAGTACCGATTATAAGAACCTGCACTTTGATAGTGAGGACTGCCTTGCAGTGCTGAAAAGGCTGTGTGAGGAGTTCGAATTGGAGTATTCCTTTACAGCAACTACCACGATCAACCTGGTGGATGAGATCGGCAACCCATCGGGGCTATCCTTTGAATATCATGCGGGATTGCGGAACATCAAACGCTCTAAGGTAAACGATAAGGACCTTATCACCCGGCTGTACGCCTTCGGATCAGAGAAGAATATCGATTACAACTACGGATCCCGGCGCCTGCACCTTCCATCGAATAACTATCCGAACAGTTATATCCAGCGGAATGTCAACACTTACGGGATCAGGGAGGCGGTTCATAAGTGGGATGATATCTACCCGCATTTCGAGGGGGAGGTGACCAGCACGGCTGCCAAGAATAAAGTAATTGATACATCCATCAACTTTGATCTGAATGATTACCTGATTGAAGGTACAGCTGCCAAGATTGTCTTTCTCACCGGGGACCTGGCCGGTTATGAGTTCGAGATCTCGGCTTACAATAACTCCACAAAGGAAGTAAACTTCAAACTTTATACCGATGAAACCGGCCTGGAGCTTCCCAGCAACACTATAAAACCCGCCATAGGTGATCAGTTTACTTTCGTGGATATCACCATGCCGCAGATATATATTAATCTTGCGGAGAGCGCTCTTGCACAGGCGGCAGGGACACTTATCGACCAGCTATCGGCCCCGAATGTCCAGTATGAGATCGATACAGACTGGCATCATCTGAGAGCCACATCAACCTCCCTGGATGTGGGGGATATCATCACTATAACGGATCCACAGCTGACAGACGGGAATCTCCAGTTCCGCGTCCTGGAGCTTTCTCAGAGTATAGCGAATGAATATAAGTACACGGTGAAGATTGGTGAATCGATCCTGGTGGGGTACCTGAAAAAAGTGATCAATGAACGGGCGAAGATCAAAAGGGATATTGTCAACACCCGGAAAGAATCCACCAGGGACTATCGCAGGGGATATCAGCTGACAGAGGAGCTTCAGGATGCAATTTTCGATCCCGACGGGTATTTCGATCCGGAGAATATCAAGCCTCTGAGTATTGAGACGGCCATGCTCACCGTGGGCGCAAAATCCACCCAGCTGGTTCTCCGGGACGTGGTTGCAGAGGCGAATTACCAGGGGAATCCCAACCTGATGAAAATCTCGACCGGCCACCTGACGCACTTTACAATCGAATCATCACCGAAGACATGGACAGTTGCAAGTGCTTACACCCCTACACTTTTGGCCGGATCTGCCTATTACCTGTATGCAAGATGCAGCAAGACAACGACAGCTGCTTACTGGGCTGCCAGTACGAGTCAATGGACAACCGATCCGGGGGATGGATATTATTATTTCCTGGTTGGTTTTATCTCCACCGCTGTTGATAATGTGAGGGCATTTTCCTGGCTCTATGGCCAGACAACAATCAATGGAGGATTTATTCGTACCGGGCACATTGAGTCCCTGGATGGGACTTTCTGGGTGGACCTGGACTCGGGGGAGGCCGAGCTGGGAAGGGCAACCCTGAGAACCAGCCAGACAAATGATTATGTCCAGATCTCCGGCCAGTCATATGCGATGTATGACGGGGGTAATAAGGGTGTTGAGATAGTAACCAATGTGGGTAAGAACGGAGGAGAGATCCGGGTATATGGCTATGCGGGGGACTTTCTGAGCCTGGCCTATGACGGCATAGGGGTGAATGAAACCCCGACGACTGATCCCGCGATCAAGTTCGGTGCCGAGCAGGTCATCATTGGTGATGGCCGGGATCTGCACATCGACAATGACCTGGTTGTTTTTGGCAATGTCACCTTTGACGGGCTCCCGGCCAAAACCACCGAGAGCTATATTTTATGGTGTGACGCGGAGGGTAACCTGGCAATCGGTTCACCGCCCTAAAAACAGTTACTATGGAAGCAAAGAATAACCGGATGTACGTGATCCCCCAGGAGCTTGCCCAGCGGGTCCTGGATTACCTAGTAACAAAACCTTACATAGAGGTTTTTAAAATGATCCGAGAACTTGAAGGACTGCCCCGGCTGGCAAATCCCCCGGCGAAAGAAGAAGAAAAACCAAAGTGATGAAAAAAATACTCATAATCGTATTCTCCCTGGTCCTCTGGCCGGCAGTAATGACGGCGCAGGACAAGGATCCCGTTCCTTGGGCAGACTGGACCCTGACAACAGAAAGTAACCTTGGTGATCAGGTAGTGGTCGTCCAGGGTGATACCGCGGTCCGCATGACACTCCAGACCCTGTTGGAGCTTGCATTTCCCGATCAAACGAGCCACGTTGGGGATATCCTTTACTCGGACGGCACCGATCCGTACTGGGCCGATCCGCCTGCCGGAGGAGGTGGAGGAGGTGTTGACACTTCCTATATTGCCACCGATACGATCAACGAGAGGGACCCCGATCATGGTGTGCTGGTAGAAGAGGTGCTCAATAAAGACGGGAATCTGGCCTTGAAGTCAGGCAACAGACTATACCTGGATGGAGGAACGAATAATTACCTCCGCTATTCAGCCGGCACATTAGATATCTATGTTGACGGTGTTGTTCCATTAGCGATGACGGATGATAATATAACTGTCTACAAAACCATCCTTCCGGTTGCAAGCGGTGAAAAAGACATAGGAGCGGATTATTATTGGTGGGGATCTGCATATGTAACCGATCATTACATAGGCAATACAAGTACGGGCATATACAAAGATCCATCGGGCAATCTGACATTCTTTGATGCTGTCGCTGGCACAAAGACGCTTGCAGAGATTGCGGCGGGCGGAGGGGCAGATATATCTGATACCGTAGTTGTCCCCACAATATTCGCATGGGCCTTTACCGACTCGGCTCAGATGGAGGCCGGCAGGGACTTCATCCCTGTTGAGTGGGGAGGATCACCGGACTCTTGCGGCATTGACAGCCTGCGGGTGTTGTGTATAACAGATGACACCCCGAATTTCTCTTTTCAGGCGTATGCGAACGATACTCTTAATTCAACATCCACGACAGCGGAGGGGATATTCACCACCTGGCAATCAGTGGGGGCGGCATCTACGGTGAAGGGCCAGACCTTTGTGCCGGACAACAAGCTCTATCTGGCTCCGGAGGAAAAGATGTGGATACGATTTAACGACAGAACTTTATTACCGAGATATGGTGCTACTATTCAAGCTTATTGTACTGTTTATTAGTCTGTCATTTACGGCCTTTTCACAGGTCGTTATGATGACTGTTCCCTATTTGGAGAAAGAGAGTGTGGTATATGCTGATGACTTTACTGGTGATGTGGGTAACCTGGATGATAGGGAAAATTGGTTGAATGACCGGCCAAGTGAGGATATTGTGATCTACAACAATTCGGGTGATAATGTAATAAAAGGAGGATACACTTACTATGCGTATTGCGCGTATGATGCTGTTTTGAATAGTGATCATTGGGCTGAAATCAAGGTTGATAATATCGGATCCGGTTTCGTGGGAATAATTGTGCGGTACGATAGTTCAACCGGGAAATATTATCTTTTTATGAGTGATAATTCCGGGTCCCGGTTACGTATCGTTCAGAACGGATCCGCTTTGTCACTATTTGCATCTGGAAGCGCATGGCAGAACGGAAGTGTGTATCGACTGGAGGTGGTAGGGTATGAACTAAGATGTTATAAAGACGGCGTACTGGATACCTCTATTGATGGTGATGGAAAGTACACCGTTGGTGAACCTTACAAAATAGATGGGAATAAAGCTGGTGTAGTAACATACAGTACAGGGACTTCCATGGCTGATGACTGGAAAGCATCAAGTCTATGAAAAAGATACTTATTTACATATTACTATTAATCCCGTTAATTGTTAACGGGCAATTCCGCACAAACGGCAGGGGTGCGTTACAAACGACAGATAAAGGAAATTTTCAGAAATCAGCTGTCTATGTTGCCCCGGAAGAAACTCCTCCTCCACAAAGTTATTATTACTGGAATTCCATGACGGCTGATATCTGGCTTTGTGCCGTGGACGGGAGTGACGGCAATGAAGGCACATCCAGGGAAGCCCCGATAGAAACACTTACCAAACTCAATCAGATCATTGCTGCATCAGGCGAAGGAATCAGGGTTGCCATCTCGGACACTGCTTACTATGGACACATCGTTTTTTCGGGCAAAACCGGATCGTCCGGGGATAAATACGAGATAATCGGTGCAGATAAATTTGGTAATGGCCGTCCGAGCATTAAGGGTTATAAGGAGCTGATAAGCTGGACGAGTGACGGGGGGAACCTTTACCACAAAGATGACGCTGATTTGCCAACTACGGAAACCGAGGCCGTTCTGGAATCTACCGATCAGACACCAACATATATCACAATACTCAACAGCCTGTATATTGACTATCAGACTTACGGGATCGCACAGACACCCAACAGCGGATACTATGATATTGAAAGTGTTGCAGGAGATTATAAGAGTTACTTCGTGGACAGCGAGTTGGGTGCTTCGACAAATGAATATCAGGGTGCTTTTGCCTATATTGGCGTAAGGGACTGGGTTGCGGATAAAGCCAGGATTACAAGCAATACGGCCACTCAGGTGAATCTGGATGCTGCTGATTTTACCACATACGATATGAATGCATCCGGCGATATTAAGTACAAGATAGTCAATGATACACCGGATAGTAACCTTGAATGGAAATACGATTACTCACAACAAAGGGTCACTTTGTACTCAACTGTTAATCCTTCGACATTGGATATATACGCTCCTTGGGGCGACAGTGTGATCTATATTGCCAATTCTGAGTACGTGAGGCTGTGCAACCTGAATGTTTACGGAGGGAACCTGTACGGGGTTTACATCTTAAATTCGGATGATATTGAGGTGGATTCTTGTAAAGTTTATAATTCAGGATTTGCCGGGATAGCTGCTGTGAGAAGCGGCAATGTGGATATTGAGTATAATACTGTTGTCAATGGAAATTCAAACGGCATCTACGTCACGGGATCAGACGAGAACGACATGACTCACATTTACAACTGTTACATAGAGGGGATGGGTGAATATGAATACTTCGGTGACCGTGAAGGGCGGCATTACATGGGGATATTCGCAAAGGACAATATCGGGGACACGGATTTTCGATACAACCACATTGAAAATACGGGTTATAACGGGATTTTTTGGGCGAATCTTGTCGGAGCAACCCAGCCCGACAACATGACCATCTACGGCAACCTGATCGAGGGGTGGAATTTCCATATCGGTGACGGCGGGGGGATATATGTGTATGGTGAAAATAACTGGAATAAGGTGATCAAGAATAATATCTTAACTGATCCCGACATGGGCTTTGAGTTCATTGACACGGATGACCGCAATACAATGGGAATCTACCTTGACCATTCTTCTGAATACTTTGTTGTGGACAGCAATACCGTTTACAACAGCCCCTACTCTATTTTCCAGCAGAACGAAGCGGATCATAATACATACAGGTACAACATATTAACCAATTTTACGAGGGATCATTCCGATCCACAGCAGAGAACGGGCTTTCTGAAGAACGGATTCAGCGATGGCGAGGGGACATACACGACATTCAAATATAATACCATTGTGGTGTGTGATGCGGATACCGGATGGGTCATGGCATATAAGAATGATAAAAGCATATCATCCACGGGTAGCGATATTGATTACAACTATTATTTCAATCCGTTCACAGCAACAGATGACATAGTATATTCATGGTATAGCACATCACCTTATAAGGACACATGGACACTTGCTGAATGGCAGTCCAATTCACCTTTTGGAGATAATTCTACTTATAATCAGGCAAGCTGGGAATATGATGACGTAAGCGGAATTGATGAGGATGAATTTGTCTGGTGTTTTAGAAATTGGTCAGGCAGTTCACATGAGTTCGATCTTGGCGATTGCACGTTCAAGGATATTGACGGGGATGATGTGTCGGGCACGGTAACTGTCCCGCCTTATTACAGCGTAATACTATTTTACGCTTCAGGAACGACAAGCACGGTGGAGAACCCAATTTACAAAGGAGAATGAAACACATCATCCTGGTAGCCCCCTCCCGCAGCGGCCATAACTGGACGGCAAAGATGCTCCGATCCTGGCTCCCGGGGGATAAGGTACACAAGTTCGAGGGGATCCCGCCGAAGATCTATCATAACCGGATCCGAACAGAGGTATGGCGGGGTGCTCCGCCCAAAAAGGATCAACCGGTTATTGCCGTTCTCCAGCTGAGGGATTTTCTGAACTATGCCGCCTCCCTGATCAGGCACATCATCAACAATGCCACCCAGGACAGGGCAGCCGGCCTGTTTGATACCTGGTATGCCATTACCAGGGAAGCATTCAATGATACTCATTACATCGGCGAGAAATACCGCCTATATTACGATCACTTTGTCCGCAGCCATGCATACCGGCAGGGGATCTGCTGCATTCTGGACGGGGAATATAACGAAGAGGCCATTGATTTTGTGCCTAACGGGGGACGGGGAAGCTCTTTTGATGACTTCACCTACCAGGGAAGGGGCAGAGAGATGAAGGTGCTGGAGCGGTGGAAGTGGTTTCTCACTGATGAGGGTGAACAGTATATCTCATATCTGAAAGCCCGCAAAAACATTGTCGAATACTACATGGAGCATTTTGATCCCGACCCCGGGCAAAGGGAACTGGCAGGTTATATTTTAAAGTAAACCTGTCATGAAAAAGCTCATTTTACTTATTGTTATGCTGGGGTGCCTGGTGGCTGCTGAGGCGCAGACAATAGTTGACTGGCCGGAGAGCGTAGTGTTCTACCACGAGAACGGGGATTCCCAGAGCATCACCAAGGATCACGTTGCCGCACTGGACATCGCTAATTCAAAGGTCGTATTGCTGACCACAGTGGGGCGCTTCGCCATGAGTACTGAGGAGTTCGGATTCGATACTGATAGCATGTTCTTTCTGTACCTGAACGCCATTATCCACCATGACTATTATGAAACCTACAACTATACGAGTGGGAATATGGATACTATTACATATGCTCATAATGGCGAGGTTCAATATTATGAAGTTTTAGGTTGGACCAATGATTCTTTAACAAGCAGAAAAATAGTCCATCCATGAAGCTGAAGCACCTTGTTTTCTTCCTGCTTCTGATCCCATCCATTATTTACGGGCAGGAAAAGAAAAAATTCTGGAATCCATTTATCCGGTCTCATGATTATTACTCTCAATACAATCCGGTAAATGATTCTGTGATCAATTTCGGGACAAATAATGTCCTATCAGAAGATACTCTGAATGGTGTGATCGGGCACGGCAACCTGGTCAATGCCCCTGAGACCATGGCCCTGGGTTACTTTAACTCGGTGAATAAATCGAATAACCTGCTGTTTGGATACTTCCTTTCTGCAGACACCACCCACACAATTACGATCGGACGTGGGCTGACCACCGGATTGAGGATGACAAACTCCCGATACGGATCTGTCGGCCTGGGATATTTTTCTTCGGTCCCCATCATGTACGTTCAGAGCGGGTATGAGCCCGGGGAGACCTACACGACGGATATCGGCGGGGTAAGCATCGGAGGACCGGATCTGGACACATTGACTGCCCTTCAGATCAATAAACACCTCACGGATCCGGACTCCTATTTTCTGAAATGCAAGAACTGGAACGGAAGCGATGTATTCACACTTGATTATGATGGGAATGCCGAGCTCTCCGGGATCCTGATCGCGGATTCAGTTGTCTGCACCCATGTTCCAACGATCCACCAGGCGGCCGGCGACACATCGAACTATAATACTCCCGATAAGATCGGTGATATGTTCATCGATACATCAGCCGGCGATACCTATATCTCCGTGGGATCCACCCGGGGGGACTGGGTAAAATTGAATGGATTCATTCCACTGCTTCTGTTTGTTGCGCCGGTGAGGAAAAGACGCAGGCTGTTTGTGTTCGCCATATTACTGTTGTCAGTCTTTGCATGCAGCTGGGGACAGAGGGTTATCAAAAACCCGTTTACGCGAAAATTTGATTTTGTTCAGAGCTTCAAACACGCACAGGACACACTCATCAACATAGGGTATGACAATTATTTTGAACCCGGAAAATTTAATTCTGTAATCGGATATGGTAATTCCAATTTCAGCCAGAACTCTATGGTGATAGGCTGGAATAGCAATACCGGATGTCTTGAGAATCTTTTTTTAGGCTCTTCAATCAGCTGCGGGTGTGATAAAGTTATCGCCGTAATAGGGAAAGATGGCGGGATAAACCCATCTCCCAGGATCCCGGGCTCAATAGCTCTCGGCTATTCATCGGAATACGCAATCATGCATGTTCATAGTGGATATCCCGTGGGCCATAATGCTTTCAGGGGAAATGTCGGGGGAGTAAGGATCGGTCCGATAAACCGATCATCTTTCGATCTGAATACCGCCCTGGAGATCATAGCTCATAACAACTCCGAATCCACCACTACGATCCTGGCCACCGAATCTGATGAGATCGTAATCGATAATACCAGCATGACACTTTCCGGATCCCTGGAGACCGGGTATTTTGAGAATTTGCACACACCATCCATACATAGTGCCGCCGGCGATACATCCCTCCTACCAGTCCCTCTGAAGGCCGGGGATATCTACATCGACACAAGCGCTAAAGATGTTTACATCAGCGCCGGAATAGAAAGGGGGAAGTGGAAAAAGGTGAACTGATGGGTAATGAGGTCATCATAGCCGCCAAGCAGGGAAAGAAATCCGCAGTTACCCAGGTGCTTCAGCATTTTGAATCTGAGATTACTTACCAGGCCTGGAGGCATCTCCATAATCATCAGGATCCCTTTTATGATGATTTCGTCCAGGAAGGCCGTATCGCAGTTTTGGAGGCAATAAGAAAAACCGACCTGGAACGAGGTGGCTTTTCAAGTTTCGTAAAAATCAACATACGTAATGCCATGGTCGAATTCCGCTACAAAACCACCGGGATCCCATACCATCATGTTTCTTATTTGAGGAGCTATCTGAAAGAAAAGGCAAGGCTGGAAACGGAAAAGGATTACGAACTGGATGAAGAGGAAGTTCTGGCTCAAATGAATGTCTGGCCACACATTAAAGACCGGATCCGGGGTCTGCTTATATATAATAAGATCCGCCTGGGCGAGAATGAGATTGTTGACCGGCAGATCGAAAAGAAGATATCCGACCGGGAGGAGGAATATCGCGAAACGGATCCCGATGCCCGGGAGGAATTGTTAAGAGGCCTGATCGAGCTCCTGCCGAAACAGAGACGCGAGATGGTGAGGCAATGGTTTTACCATGGTAAAAGCCAGGGAGAGATCGCCATGGCAATGGGGATCACCAGGGAGAACGTGAATGCAAGTTTCAGCCAGGCCAAGAAAAATTTGAGAAGAGAATGGCCTCAAAGGCTTTTTCTCTGGGCGCTTGAGTCAGGACATTTCTTCGATCTCGAACACACCTTCCCTGATGAAAGATGGAGAATCATGAACGGAGACTGGAAGTATGAATACCGCATCAGCAATTACGGAAGAGCGATATCCCCTCCAAATCATGAGAACAGATCAGCATCATTTGTTCGCAAGCCTGTTGTAATCAGGCAGGATCAATTCATCAAAAGATATTGCTATGGCCTTACATGCAAAACCGGCAAGGTGTTACAAAAAGGTGTGCTCAGGTTGATCAAGGAGAATTTCAGGGAGAATGAATTACCAAAGTTCTATGAGGCATGAGATATTTATATATCATTTTGTTGGGTATTCTTCCCCTGGCACTCTTCGGCCAGCACCGGATCCGCTTCGAGACCGGTGATCATATCTATATTCTGGAAGACCGGGATGATATCCCGATGCATTATATCGTGGACCGGGAGAATGAACTTGAAAAGCTGAATATCCTATGCGGGATCCTGACGGAGAAAGGCACGCCGGAATGCGAAATATGGTATGATCCCGAATCCGCTGGAAACCTCACAATACGCAGAGGACGTGGGGATACAATGTATGTCCAGGCCATCCCTGATATAGTCAATCCAGATGTCCTGGCTTTTAACCACGACACCGCCACACAACCTATATTTTATAGGGGGGAGGTGATGTTTCCCGAGGGCCGGTTCCTGGAGATCCGAACACCACATCTGACCAGGGCTACGAGCTTCAGGATCCACACCCCAAACCGGGTCTTTGTGATTGTGAAAGGTCAACCGGAAACTGCTGAAGAGCTATGAGAGCACTCTGGATCATTTTGTATCTATTGGTCGGAATAGCAGAACCAATTAATCATCTCAAGTAATATGGCTGAATGTGTTTGTCCATTTGAAGGAACGATAAAAGAGAATAAAGAGGACCTGCGCGGCAACGGGAAAACAGGCTTGGTGCGTAAGATGGCAAGGATGGAGGTGGAAATGAAACACACGAACGAACACCTCGGCGAGCTGAGCCGGAACTATGGGATCTTGGCAAAATCAATGCAGGATATTGATGTGAAGGAGAAAGTGGAAATGAAGCTTAAAGAGAAAAAACTTGAACTCAAACAAAAGCATAGTGATCTAATTAAGAGAATAGTAACTGTTGTCAGTACTGGGGCCACAATAGTTGGTGTTGTCTATCTGATACTGGACCATATAAAATAAGAATGAGCAAGCTCAAAGCCATACTGGCTCTTCTGGCCGGAAACATCGTAAAGGATATCGGCGAGGCCTTCGATAAAAATTTCACCACCAAAGAGGAGAAGGAACAAGCCCTGATCGAAAAGGAGAAGGTTTACAATGAACGCCTCAAGATCATAGCTGATATGACGGATCCGGATGTGGATTCCTGGTGGAGCAAAAATGTTCGGCCGCTATGCCTTTTGATCGCACTTATCACCTTATCCATTATCCTGATCTTCAAGATCCAGGTGGATGAAGAACTCCTAAAACTGTACGCCGGCTGGACCGGATCAATGATAACCCTGTACTTCGGGGCCCGGGAAGTTGTCAAGCTGGTGAAGCGAAAAAAGAATTCCTGACCGCACTTATATTTTAAAGTGTATACTTTAAAACATTTCGAAATGGAAGAAGAATTTGGAATTGAAAAATTAAAGGAAATCGGTGTCGATCTTTCGAAGTTCGGCATGAAGGTCGAGGAAGCGCTCGAAGACAAGAAACTCTCTTTCGCTGAAGCAATCTCCCTGGGTGTGTTCGCTGCTCCCAAGGCTATCGCATATGCCGGCGATGCTGAACAGATCAAAAATGAGGTCAAGGATTTGAGCCAGGAAGAGACCGAGGAACTGGTTGCTCATATCGCCGATAAACTGGATCTGCAGCATGACAAGATCGAAGCAGTGATTGAAGCCGGTCTGGAATGGGCTGCATCCACCAACAAACTCCGGTTGGTGATCAAAGAGGCCGTGTAGGCTATTTGCTTCATAGGTTTAGTTTTAGGTTAGTGAATCCCGGGGGTGGTGCCCCGGGATTTTTACTTGACTTTACTTTACAAATGATATAATTTTACTTACTCACAAACCCTAAATCTATACCTATGAGTGACAAACCATGTTATGCTCCTGTATTTAAGCCCATCAATTTCTGGGCGTGTTTTTGGCTTATGATTATCTACACTCTGGTTATCGCTTATCTGTTGATCATGCTGATTATTGCACTAATTGGGGGAGGCGCTGCTGTGAGGCAGATCCTATGCCTGATTAAACAATATTCCTTTAGGATCAGCCACTGCAGAAAAGGTAACGATGATCCTAACCAGGTGATCTAGGTTTATGGATAATGTCAGCTTTTTTTAGCAGCACCCCGGAGTCTCCTCCGGGGTATTTGTCTCTGAAATTGAGTTATTGAGAATTATCCTTTAAATTTGGTTTAGTCTATAAGCATTCTTTGTTACGAAAGAATCGAATGAATTCAAGAAAACGCACAACCTTATTATGAAAAAGATTATATCTATATTTTTGATTATTATACCGATTGCGCTTCCTGCTCAATTATCTGATTTCAATGATACAATAGTCAAGACTGTTGTCTTAATCGAGAAGAAGGTTGGAAGTAAGATACAACCCCATGGCACTGGTTTTATCTTATACGATTATAATTCAGCATTAAGATATATAGTCACTAATAAGCATATCATTGGTAAACATAAATCCCTATATGTAAGTTTACCGCTTAAAGGAATGATATCTAATAAAAAAATAATTCTTCAAGATGATAATTGGGAAGTAACTAACAATAATATCAGAGGAAAAGTTGATTTGATTCCTGATAGCACAGTTGTATTTAGTAGAAATTATGATCTTGCTGTATTTAAAATGGAAATCCCATCACATATTGTTTTAAGTGATAATAATGATTCAATTTCGGTCGAAAGACTTTCAATCCCCAGATCGGGAATTTTGAAACTTAATCAAGTCGAAGTTGGGACAGATGTTTATTTTATTGGTTTTCCCTTCCATATAGGTACAGAAATAGGATATGCATATGATACAACGAGATTATTTTCAGATATCGCCTCCAATCCATTGGTGAGAAAAGGATTATTATCTTGGAAATCAGAAAGATCAAATGAGTTTCTTATTGATGGTTTCTCATTCGGAGGGAATAGCGGAAGCCCGGTCATAACTAAAATTGATCGGGAGACAGGTCGAAGCTATTTAATTGGTATAGTTCAAGGTCATTTGTCTGAATATGATACGACCTTAAAGCATTCTGATTATATAAAATACAATGCTGGTTTAGCAAGGTGTATTAGTTCAGATCAAATACTTAATTTAATTGAAATATATAAAGAAAAATGTGAGTAAAAGAAATAACACTAATTAATAGATAATTATTATGGATGTAAAAAAAGCAGGTGAAAAAGCCCTGGATTATTTGAAAGCTTTTTTCCCAAATGCACAATCAATAACTGTTGAAGAGGTTGAAATCTCAGATGATGATAGATATTGGTATATCACATTAGGTTATGATTTACCACAAGGAAGCGCAGGATTAATGTCTATTGGATTTTTACATAGAAATTATAAAGTATTTAAGATTGATGATCAAACTGGAGATGTAAGATCAATGAAGGTAAGACAGATTAAATGACAAATCTTGAGCTAGCGATTCAATATTGCAGAGGGAGGTATGTCATACTTGATACTAATGTCTTTCTTCTATTTATAGTGGGAGGAATTGGAGTAGAACATATTAGTAGAGTTAAACAAACAAGACAATTTCTTGATGAGGATTATGATTTACTGTTGAGTTTGATAAGTCAGTCCAAAGTAATACTAACTCCTAATGTACTGACTGAAGCAAGTAATCTACTGGAATCCTATTCGTTTAATGGGTATAAAATTGGGCTGCTTGGACTCAAAGTGATAATAGAAAAATATGATGAGATATATACTGTATCTCAAGATCTTTCAGATCTTGATTCATTCACTAGTTTCGGATTAACCGACTCCTCAATTAATTACTTATGCCAGAACAATGTTTTGGCAATCACAACTGATCTATCTTTATTTGGATATTTGATAACCAATTCGTTTCCAGTAATAAATTTTAATCATTTTAGAGATCTTGTATAGTAATTTTTTATTGTACGTTTGAACCTCAATTTTAATCTCTGACTCTTTCATAATTTATTGGATTTGGTTATAATTGTTAATGTGGTATCCACCCCAATTATCAGCGTTTTTTGAGATCATATATTACACATTGCACGCCGGAAAATTTTTAACTCCTCTTCTATTGCTTATCAATAAAGCGATAGGTAATTTTTATATGCATAATTCATAATCATGAGGTCGGCGGTTCAATCCCGCCTCTCGCTACTCCAAAAAAGCCTTGCTGATGTAAATCAGGAAGGCTTTTTTAATGGAGCCATACCATAAGCTTGCTTAATGGTATGGTGACAATTAAAAAAGAACCATTTGTGAGCAAAGCGAACAAAAGGCTTTTTTGGAGTAAAGCTTCCCCTCCCGGGGATCTTGAGTCCCGACGTGAAGTCGGGACGAAAAATCCCGCCTCTCGCTACAAGCCAAATCAACCACTTATGGAAAATTCCGTAAGTTGTTTTTTGTTTTGTGCTAGGTTTGCGCTAGGTTGTAGAGTTATTTGACAAGCTATTCTGAAGAATACGGTATAATTGACCATCCTTTGCCGGAATATGGCATCAAATATAAACCCTGGAGGACACATACCACAATTTCCTTATAATTTAATTGAGAGGTCTATTTGTCCGCCCAATCCGAGTTTAACAATCTTTTGAAGAGTTGAAAGTCTGACTTCTTTGATATTATTTTCAATTTTTGATATGTACGACTTTGTGGTCCCTACTTTCTCCGCCAATTCCGCTTGGGTCATACCTCTTTCAAGTCTCGCTTCATGCAGTAAAGTTCCTAACTTAAAGTTTTCGTAACCACTATCTAGTTCATCTCTAGCTTTTGTTCCTTTGATGCCGTAGTGCTTGTCCTTAAATTGATCAAGAGTTATTTTATCCGTTGATTTCAT